TAAAGCCGTAGAAGAGGAAAAGAAAATGTACGGAGAAATTACAACAATGGACAAAGAAAAAGAATATGGCGAAGGACGTATGGCTCGTGCTTCTCTTAGAAAATTAATTATGTATGCTGGTGAGATGCTTAGTATGATTGAACCTGATGATGAACTTGAGTCTTGGGTACAAGCTAAAATGGCCGAAATGGATCATATGATTGAAGCAGTTTATACATATTATAAATTTGGTGAGCGTTATGAGCCAAAGCCTCAAGCAGTTCACGAAGAAGATATGCCTCTGCCACCAACCGCACAAGGTATTGAGCATGTATGCGCGTTATCTGTGCAACATGAAAAGATGGGCTTTGGAATGTGCATTCCAACAACTCATTCATTAGAAAAAGATGGAACTGTTGAATTTTATGATGTAGTATTTTCTAATGGAATTGCTAAAGGAGTACCCGCAAAGGATTTAAAAATCCTAGAATCTAAAGCACATACACATATGTAAGGAGACTAAAATGCCTATTAGAAAAGTAAAAGGCGGTTATCGTTGGGGTAGTTCTGGTAAGGTTTACCCCACAAAAGGTCAAGCAGCAAAACAAGCTGCTGCTGCATATGCTTCTGGTTATAAAAAACCAAAAGGAGGAAAAAAGAAATGATTAATTGGATTAAAGATAGAATTAAAGAACGTACATCTTGGGACGGCGGTGCTCTTATCGCTGTTGGCGTTATTGGGCTCTTCTTCTCAGCAATAATTCCAATGAATCTTATTTGTTGGGCAGCAATTGCCTATGGTGCATGGACAGCTTGGAAATCAGAGTAATATGGGAGAAGTTATTTCTCTAGTAGAGTTAGTAGAGTCAAGACTTAAAAAACAACAAGAACTTGATTATTATTTAGAAGCTTTGCAAAAGCTCCAAATAAGAGTACATGACTTACAAAAAGAAATAAATATTACTAATATTATTATTGATATGATAGAAAACGAAAAAGTACTTTCTTTGGAAGAGAAAAAACAAAAAGTAGTCCAACTAGAAATAAAATAATTTTTGAAAATAACTATTGCTAAATTTACTTTAGCAAGATATAATTTATATATAGCTAATTTGTACAAGCTAGTTAGTTAAGAACTAAAAAGGAGAACTTAAAATGGCAGCAGTAAGAAAAGAAGTTACTGGCGTTGCAGCAGCCCTAGGAAACTCATATGAGATGAATCCACAGGGAGGAACAGATATGGGTCCAGGTGCTTCTGGCGATGCAACCGGTAAGAAGTATTTAAAGGACGCCCCCGGCCTTATCGGTAATAATGCAGGAGCAGATACAGATGCTCATGGCCTTTCAAAAGGGCCACAAAATGGTTCACTTGGCGCTACCGGAACTTCAATGAGCGGTAACGGCAAGGGTCGTTTCTAATAGGAGGATAGTTAAATGGCAGGAGCGGCAGGAAAAGGAGAACGTAGGGTTGTTATGATTGGTGACAATCGTTATGGCATGCCCGAAGAATATGATCCTGTTCGTAAGCAAAAAACTGTTATGAAGTATCGTGAAGGAGACTCTGCATCAAGAGAACTCAAAGCGGTATATAACGGAACCGGACTTGATCTAGGAACGTATCCTCAAAGACAACTAAACTATGGTAAAAAAGTTGTAAAACAAAAAGGCGAATAATGGATATTCCAGCGTTTTTACAACAAACAATGCCTAAAGTAAAGAAAAAAGCGTACAGCAAAAAGAAAAAAGATTCTATTGCTGTACGCTTAATTTCTGGTAAAGGTATTTCTATCAATAAAAAACCAAAAAAACTAACTTTTTAAATAATCACCAAACGTATTCTTAAACCAAGCATGTTTACCTGGGGCGCAGATATAAGGCTGCGCCCTACTTGTTTCTATAACTCTTTGAAAAATCTCATCAATACCTTCAACATCAATACTAAAAAATACTAAGTCTTCGTGATCTAAATTAGAATAATCATATTTTTTACCATCTATAAATATTATTTCTATGTTTTTTATCTTACATTTCTCTATTAGGTGCTTACTTAGTTTTACACATTTTTCATCGTAGTCTAATCCAATCATTTTCATATTTGGATATTCTTTATGTAAATCTACTAAGCTATATGGATACATACCAGAACCTACCATAACAAGAGTCTTACAAGTTTTAAATTTAGAAGCACACTTTTTTTCTAATAAAGTCTCTCTTATCCAATTTTTTCTAGGTTCTTTACTTAAAAATAAATCATATCTATTATTCTTAATAATCCACTCTATGTATTTAAATTCCGTCTGTTTTAGACCTTGTTTCCAATTATTTTCTAGTTTTTTAAAAGTCTTCAATGAGTCTGGCACTTATATCCGCTCCGTCCAAATTAATAAAAGTTTTTCTAGGAAAACTACTATCTTCTAAAATTGAATTTAGTTGTTTATCTATATTAAATAACGAGTGATAAGAACATACTTTAAACCAGTCATATTCTTCAAATTTAAAGCACCTAATTAGCTGTTCGAGTTTATGCCCGTCTTGTCTAGGTATTATAATTGAAGGTATTCTAGCTTTAAGTATGTCTGTAGTGCTATTATATCCGCCGTATGTTATATACGCAGTACAGCTTTCTAATTTTTTAGATAAGTTTGGAATATAATTAACAATATTTACATTACCTGAAGCTCTGCTTCCTATCTTAGAAAATAACTCTGAGTCTCCTAAAGGAACTATAAAATTAAGATTAGGAAATTTTTTTGATAAATTTCTAAGAATTTTACTATAAATAAAAAATGCTTCTTCTTTATTTAGTCCGCAGCTGATATATACGTTATTGTTTTCTTTTTTATGAGGCTTTATATGAGGGTTACAAACATATCCTGTATAAATTATTTTATCTTTAATAGGCTTTTCTAGTTCTGACCACTGATAATTTCTTATAGCATCTGCCATCAAAGGCATAACTTTATCATCTCCGTGTATTAAAATTTTACAATCGTAATGTAGAATAGTTTGGTTTATTGTATTAGCTATCCAGTCTTGAAGACCTTCATAGTGAGGCTCATCCCAAGGAAAATCTCTTACACTAATAATAATTTGAATATCTCTCTTTTTACATTCTTCGAACATAGAAAAATATTCATAGGAAAATTGTTGCCTACAAAAAGGAAACCCTTCACATACTAATTTAGTAATTTCTGGGTGTTTATCAAATATATCTAACAACCTAACAAGTCTTCTTCTGACTCGTTCTTTTTTCATTAAGAATCTATAGTCATTCTCTAACTTATCAGGCTTTTCTTCTAAATAATAAGCATACTCAGTATTATATTCAATAGGAGGATTGAATAATTGATTTATCATTATAAATGAATTTGCGGGTAAGTTATCAGAGATATACTTAACCCGCATAGCATGACCCAATCCTCTATAGTATTGAGTATGAAAAGCTATCATTCGTGTACAAATTCTCTAATCATAGGAAATATAGGTTCTATCGCATCAGCGCAAGCACGGGCTATTTCCATATGTTCTTTTTGAGTTCCGTGTCCACTACGGAGTTCGATATAGTGAACCCAAGAACGAAGAGTACCATTCATATATAATTTAGATACAGTTAGTCCTTCCGGTAAAACTGCTCTAGCTTGTTCTTTAGCAATACCATTACTAATAGCCCATTTATAGGCGTCTTCTGCAGCTTTCATTATCGCTATTTGTTCGCAAGCCCATTCATTATGAATGTTACTGTCTTTATCCAGCTCTACAGAATTTTGTCTATTTTTCTCATCTTGAAGTCTTGCCTCTCTATCAACAAACATATCTCCCATAGCAGAAGGATCAGCGTATCGTTGAGAAAATTCTTGAAAACTAAAACTGCGGTGTCGTAGCACCTGTCTAGCAATATCTCTTGTAGTTTCAATTTCTAAACAAGCGTTAACCATTTCAAGAGGCGACCAGTGACCGTGTTTAATTAAATATTTAATAAGTTTTTCTGAAGTTTCCTTATTCATTTGATTTGCAGGGTTAGAAACCCTTGCACAATAGGCTACTAAATCTTGACAGTCTACTAGCCCTTCCATATCACTAATAGAGTGAGATATTAATTTTACTTTCATTATTTCCATCCTAACCATTTTTTCAGTGCTAAATACAAAATTTTAGTGTGAGTTGATTGATACCATATATTAATATTAATAGATAGTATAGCTATTATAAGTAGTGTATGATATATAGAATTATAATATTGATACTCAAAATATCCTATGACTACTACAAGTACATATAGAATAATATGAGAAAGTATTAATAAGTATTTTTTCATTCTGTTCTTTCTTTGATTATTTTATGCACCATATGTTTATTAATTTTAATATTTTCCTCAGACTTATTTATATAGTTTTTAGCGACTATATCTTGTTTTCTTTCTTTTTTCTCTTCTTGAATCCAGTTATTGTCTTTAGTGCCTTTATATTTTTCTCCAGGCTCTATCATAGTAACATTTTTAAATGTTACTAAAGGAAATCTTCTAAAACTTAGATTAGCTATAATTTCTCCTTGAGAGATAGTTTGCTCTATATTTCCATAATTATAAATAATTAGCGTTAATTCATTTCTAAAATCATAATCAAATACGTTATTTAACACTCCTATATTTTTACTCCGTAAGACATTAGAATTAGTAATAACTTCCATTCTTACGCGAGGGTCTGTTAACTGTACGTAAATACCTGTGCGTATAGTTTCTAAGGATTTACTAGAAACTACTATATCTTTGGGATTGGCACTTCTTAAATAGTAAACAGAATCGAATGGAGACTCTTGGATAAGTCCCCACTCTATATTATATTTTTTACTTATTTCTTGTGCTAAACTAGATATTTCATATAAAACTACCAGTTGTTCACCATCTCGCATAGCGTCTCCCATACTTCTTGACCATCTTTAGCTGCCTGAACTACAGATTTATTATATTTTTTTAATGAAATAAGTTGTTCGTTCTGAAGTAGTTTATCCTTACTTTGATTAATATTTTGAATGTATTTAGATTTTCCTTTAAGAGGTAGGTCACTTAATAAAGCAGTTAAAGATTCATACTCCTTAGCTAACTGTTGTGCTCTTTTAGGTCCTACACCTTCCACTCCTATAATATTATCGCTTTTATCACCCTCTAAAATACGAGAGAATAGGTATTGAGTAGGTTCTAGTTCATAAGTCTCATAGAAACTTCCTAAGTCAATTTCTTTTCGTGAAAATATATTGAAGATACTTACCTTATCAGATAGTAGTTGATACATATCTCGGTCACTTGTTACGATCCAAGTATGTTCGTATCTATCAGATAAATTCATAACTAAGAAAGTTATAATATCATCCGCCTCTAATCCTCTAAATTTTAGAGATTGATAAGGTAACATTTCTGGGATATCATTGAGACAGGCAAAAAACTCTTCGTAATGTTTTTGTTCTTCTTCCTCTTTAGGTTTAGATCTATTTCCTTTGTAAGAATCAAGCAAATCCATTCTATAATAACTTTTACCAAAATCAAAACATACAATAGTTTTTTCTGCATTATAACTTCCTGATAAGCTTTCTAGTGTTCGGAGATAATCATCTTGAAAAGAATTGTAGTTTTTACGGTGTAACCAACGGTAGGCTAGATTATTACCGTCAATAAGAAGTAGAGACTTAGGCTGAGATTTAATGTTCTCAACCTCCGCTAAGTCATCCCAAGTTTTTGTATTCATTTTTATTTCTTTCTGTTTTAAGTTATAATATATTATATAACAATTTCAGTCATTTAGCAATCTTTTTGTAAACTTTTAACCAGTCTTGGAGTAATCCCATTTTAAAGTTACAATCAAAGACTTGACAGTGAATTTGATTCTCTAACTCTATCTCATCATTCCAACAAATATAATCTTTAGAACGATTCCACCTGTAAATAACAAGAGGTTTCTTTTTCATGACTTCTGCCTCTCTAACAGCTTGTCTCCAAAAGTTTAATAAATCAGAAGATGTAGCGGTTAAAAGTCCGTTCCAGTTTACTTCTGCATAGTGTTTACATTCTATACAATAAGGCCAAGCAGCTGTGTCATGGGGAGTCCATAGATCACCTTTTAGGTATTCAATAGCACCACTGAGAGGCATACGTTTAAATTCTATTTTAAGCTCTTTTGTTAATAAATCTCTAATCTTAGCCTCATAAGCAGAGCCTTTTATTTTACTACGGCTAGCCAACGTTCATTCCATGATTCTCAATGTAATTTTGTAGGTCTGTATACCCTCCTACATATTTACCCCACATGAATATTTGAGGTACAGTTTTAGCATCCGGCACTATTTCTAGTAACTGTTCTTTTGTCCAACCATCTCCTAATTTTCTTTCTTCATAAGGAATGCTTCTTGACTCTAATTCATACTTTGCTTTTTGACAAAAAATGCAATCGTCTTTTGACCATATAATATTTTTACTCATAGTTTAAATCCTTCAAAGGTATTTTTATTAATGTCTTGTTTAATTCCTCCTACTATGTAGGATTCAATTTCTGTCTCTTGAGGAGCATTTTGAAGTTCTCTTGAATTTAACCAATGTTGTGTCCAAGGAAGTGGGTTATTATTAGTTTTCTGACTAAATATTGCTTCTAATCCAATAGCTTTCATACGTTTATTGGCAACCCACTCTACATAATCTGATAAAAGTTTTGCGTTTAGTCCTACCATTGAACCATGTTCAAAAAGATACTCAGCCCAACGTTTTTCTTCCGCAACTGCATCTTTATACATCTGATAAACAGTAGGAGTGCATTCTTTAATAACTTCTCGCATCTCTGAATCACCTTCAGCAGCACGATAGTTTTTAATAATATGCTGAGTAATAGCAAGGTGCTGAGATTCATCTCTAGCAATCAGCGAAATAATTTTAGCACTACCTTCCATCAGTTTTAGTTCGCCAAAGGCAAAAGTACAAGCAAAACTTACATAAAATCTAATTCCTTCTAGTATATTAACATTAATTAAAGCTAACCAGAGCCTCTTTTTAAGTTCTCTAGTATCATTTACTAATCCAAGCTTAAAACGGTTTCCATACTCAATAAAATCATCGTAGGTTTTAGTTACGCTTTCAGCTCTTTCAATAATCATAGGGTCATCTAGAATAGTATCAAATACTTCACTAGGATTAGAATACACATTTTTCATTATATGCGTATATGAACGACTATGGATAGTCTCAAAAAAGTCCCAAGTAATCATACAAGCTTCTAGTTCTGGAAGAGTACAGAAAGGTATAAAAGCTAGCGCAGGTCCTCTACCTTGAACAGAATCTAACAGCGTTTGATATTTTAGATTAGAAGTAAAAATAAATTTTTGTTCTTCTCTAAGTTCATTATAATCATTACGATCTTTTTGAAGAGATACTTCTTCTGGGCGCCAAAAATATCCAAGCTGACTTTGCGTTAGCTTATCAAAAATTGGATACTTAAAAGCATCGTATCTTTGAGAATTTAACTCTTCTCCAAAGAACATAGGCTGTTTAGTAAAATCTATTTTATTCTTATTAAAAACTGTTGTCATTATTTAGCCACCTATTTATTTCTTTAATACATGTTTCTATTAAAGAATTTATATCTTTATTATTATACACTGCTGTTTCATAAATGTCATCAATATTATTCCAGTAACTTCTACTATCTGACGAAAAATCGTAACCTTCTCGCTTTACTCTTATTAGTAAACAATTTTTTACTCCAAAATCTTCTACTAAAGTATGGGCTTCTTCATAGAATCCGCTATCACTAATAAAAAAAATTTCATTATTAGAGTGTTTTATTCTATTAGATGCTATTCTACCAAATACATCTTTACCGAATATTGGTTTAGCCCAATACTCAGATAAAGAGATCTGCACCTCTCTCCAAGTTTTGCCTAATAAAATTTCGAGAGGAAACTCTTTATGATTTTCTAGGGCACTTACATAGTCATCGGAAATACCAAAAAACTTAGGCAAAGAAGATTTTAAAGACTCTGAAAACTTAATATTTTCTGATTTTTCATAATGAGATAGGAGACCGTTAGATGCAGTATCTTTACCACATCTAGGAGGTCCGTTAAAAAATATTATCTTTTTCATATAGTGCAGCTTTCACAATCTTCTGGGTCTTCTAATTTTGGTAAATCTGTTTCATCATGCCAGCCAATATTATGTTTTGGCTCTTCATCTTCGTCTTTCTTAGCATCATAAGTATTTTGATAATAAGAAGTTTTCCACCCTAGTTTATAAGTATTTAATAAATCTTTAGCCATTACAGATAACGGAACCTCATTATCTTCATAATTTTCTGGATTATAACTCCAGTTTCCACTAATAGCTTGATCAAAGAATTTTTGCATTACGGCTACAATGTTAATATATCCATCATTACTTGGCATATCCCATAATAGGGTATAATAGTTTCTATAATGATAGTATCCAGGAACAATCTGTTTCAGAGGTCCTTTTTTAGATTTCTTAACAGATAGGTATCCTCGTGGAGGCTCAATACCGTTAGTAGCGTTTGACACAACAGAAGAAGATTCTGAAGGCATTTGTGCTGTAAGAGTAGAGTGTCTCATTCCATGCCTACAAATTTCTTCTCTCAATCTTTCCCAATCATACTTTAAAGAGGGGTCACGAATAAGAGCGTCAACTTCCTTCTTATATGTATCAATAGGTAAAATACCATCATAATACTTTGTACGATTAAAATACTCACAAGCTCCTTTTTCTTTAGCAAGATTCACAGAAGCCTTAATTAAGTAATATTGAAATGCTTCTGTAGTATCATGCATAAGCTGCCAAGCTTCTGGAGAATCATATTTTACTTTATTCTTAGCTAAGTAATGTGCTACTCCGATATATCCTACACCTAATGAACGTCTAGCTTTTGTAGACTTTTCTGCAGCATCGACTGGGTATCCTTGAAAATCTATTAGTTCGTCTAACGCACGAACTGCTATATCAGCAAGTTCTTCCATTTCATCTAGCTTACTAATTTTACCTAAGTTTAGAGCACTTAAGATACAAAGAGCAATTTCTCCATTCTTATCATCAATGTGTTGAATCGGTTTCGTAGGTAACGTAATTTCTTGGCACAGATTAGACATATATACTTTGTCTTTAAAAGATGAGTGAGAATTACAATGATCTAGATTCATAATATAGATACGACCAGTTTCTGCTCTTTCTTTTAATAATGCCATAAATATATCTTGAGCTTTAACTTTCTTTTTAGGAATTGAATAAGCGCGTTCATATTTTTCATAAAGTTCATCAAACTTATCAGTGCCAAAAGCCTCATATAGACCAGGAACATCGTGAGGAGAAAATAAAGAGATTTGTTTATCCTCAATAAAACGTTCATAAAATAACTTAGAAATTTGAATAGAGTAGTCTAACTTACGAACACGATTATCTTCAGTTCCTTTATTGTTTTTTAGTACCAGAATGTCTTCGATTTCTCTGTGCCAAATAGGAAAATGTACTGTCGCAGAGCCTCCGCGTACACCGTTTTGAGTACAACAACGAACTGTACTTTCAAATTTCTTAAGGAAAGGAATGACCCCTGTATGTTGTACTTCTCCGTCTCTAATTTTCGAATTGATCGCTCTAATTCTTCCAGAGTTGATACCAATTCCAGCTCTTTGTGCTGTATAGTATCCGATAGCCATATCAGAACTAAATATGGACTGAAGAGTATCATCAGCATCAACGAGAACACAAGAAGCAAACTGCCTGATAGGAGTGCGAACGCCTGCCATAACAGGAGTTGGGATATTAATTTTAAATGTAGAAATAGCATCATAGTATTTTTTAACATAGGATAATCTAGTCTCTTTCGGATATTGTGCAAACATAGTTGCAGCAATCATAATATACATAAATTGTGGAGTTTCATATATCTGACCGCTAGAACGATCTTGTACTAAATATTTATCTACTACTTGTCGTAGTCCAGCATATGTAAAGTCGAAGTCACGTTGATGTTTAACATAAGAATCAAGTTTTTCAATCTCTTTTGCAGAGTACCACTCTAGTATAGTACTATCATAGACACCATGCTTAGTATTTCTATTAATCATTTCTGATAAAGAAATATATTCAAACTGACCCATTACTTCTTTTCTAAGCGCAAAAAGAAGTAGTCTGGCAGCTGCAAACTGATAGTTTGGTGTGTCTAAAGAAATTAGATCAGCAGCACTTTTAACTAAAATATCTTGAATATCTTTAGTTGTAATACCATCAAAAATTTGAATACCAGAATTCATTTCAATCTGTGACGCAGAAACTCCACTTAATCCATCACAGGCTTCAAAAGTCATCTTATGTAACTTTTCTATATTAAGAGACTCTTTATTACCGTCTCTTTTTATTACCTCTATGTTTGACACTATATTTTTCTCCTATTCTATGTGACTTACATTATTTTCTTTTAATATTGAAACTTTTTCTATTAGAGGATGTGTAAAATCATGAGATATCAAAAACACATTTAAGTTCTCTTCCTCTTGTAAAATATCAATAAGTTTTTCCTTACCGGCATCATCTAAAACACCAGTTATTTCATCTAAGAACAGCAAATTGATATAATTTCCGCCTATTTTAGATAGTAGGCTTCTTATAGAAAGAAGAATAGCAGTTTGTATTCTACTAAACTCTCCTCCAGAGACGGTTTCTATAGGAGTCTCTTTTCCATCATTAACTACAACAATATTTAGTTTTTCGCCTTCTAGTCTGAAAACTACTTGAAATTTACCATCAGATAATTCTGATAAATATCTATTAATAGTATCTTCAAGTTCTTTTGTTAGATTTTCAAGTTTGAACGCTACAATACCTGTTGTGCTAAATGCTTTTCTTAAAATTGTTATATTTTTAATTTTTGAAGTTAAAGAAATTATATCATTATTTAACAGCTGTTGTCTAACTAAAAATTGTCGTTTTTGTTCCTGCAGGGCTTCCAATTTAGTATTATGAATCTTAACTTGTTCATTATGTTCCATAGCAAAGTCTCTTTCTTTTTCTTGTTCAAAAAGAGTTTTTGACAATTTCTTTGCTTCTGTTTCTATTTGAGTATAGTCTGGATATTCTACAGGTAGAGATGAATCAATAATTTGAGTTAGATTCTCAAACTTGTCAATTGCAGCTAAGTTTCTGCTATATTCTTTATCAAGTTTAAGATAGTCATCTAATGTTTTTTGTAATTCTTGTAACTTTTGTTCTTCAATTTCTAGTTCTTTTTTAGAAGAGAATAAATCTTCTTCAAGATTAGCCTTCATAAGCATTGAATGCGTATTGTCGATTTGCTGTCCGCACACATAACATTTATCGGCTGTATCTATGTCCTTAAGTTGTTTATTTACGTTAGAGATATGATTTTTTCTCTTTGATACATCATTTTTTGCGGTTTCTAACTCGTCAGAAAGCGTCTCATTTATTTTGGGAGATTTTAATGACACATCAAATTTTAAAGAATCTCTATCCTCAATTAAGGAATTATTTCTATCAATCTTTTTACATTGATCTTCGTAATCTTCTAGTTCGTTTTTTAGTCTAGCAATACTTTGACGTAATCTATCATCTACTTCTGGTACTTCAATTAAGTTTTTTGCTCTTCCTATTTGAGTCTCTTCTAAGAAAGCTTTAACAGTTTTCATTTCACCATTTTTACCAGCAAGATCTTTTTCTAGGGAAGATAGCGATACTTTAAGAGCATCTCCTATTCCTATATATTTTTCTAATCCAAAGAGGTTAATTAAGAATTTTTTACGGTTTGTATCAGTTGCCTTAATAAAGTCTAGTAAGTCTGTTGAGCTTTGATATGTTAATTGAGAAAATACTTCAAAGTCCATTCCTAAAATAGAAGCTATTTTTTTGTAGGTATCAGGGACTTTGTGATCTGAAATATCCGTTCCATTTTCATAAAGAGCAACCTTAGAAGAGGCTCCTACTCTTTTAACGTCTATTTTATAAGATTTAGCATTTACTTTAAATTCAATAGATCCGTTCCATTCTTTTACATTAGAGTATCTATTTAAAATATCACCTTTTTTAATATTCTTAATATTTTTAGAAAATAGCAGTTCTTGTATGATTAATGCAATAGTAGATTTACCGCTTCCATTAGGAGCAGTAAGTTGTGTAATTTTATTGCTATTTATTGATAATTCATTATCATTTCCATAGCTAAACATATTATTAAATTTTAATGATTCTAATGTTATTTCCATGTTAAAAATACCTGTTCATATGTATCACTTCCTAGTAATACAGGAGTGTCTAATAGTGTTTTATATTTATCTTGAATATGCCCTAATACTTCCCATCCAGTTCTTTTTGTTCTCTTTTTTAGATTAGGATAACAGTTATATATAAAAGTATTATCTTTATCTCCAGGCTGCCTTGGGTCGTAGTTTATTAGATAGTGCATAAAAATAGGTTCTAAACTTGTAAAAGTAAAAAAATTATTATCAGTATTTATTGCATACTTTACCAAGTTTGGTGAGTCTTCCCACCATCCTATACCTTTTAAACAAAAGTCAGGGTTATGTCCAGAAAAAATAAGAATATCTTTTTCATCCATAAATTCAAAAAGATATGTTAAGGCAACTTGACTCAAAGAATTAGTAAACTGTCCAAATTCTACTGCTTTTGGTATTACATTATTTATAAAATCAGTTAAATCTAAATCTATAAAATTATAGTTTATACTTCTTTGTTGACAAAAATGTTTTACATATATTAAGTCATGTGCATTTTGTGCTTCGAATAGCGATAAGCTGACAGCTTCAAAGGGTACACCTAATTGAAAAAAAGTTTCAGCAGTGATTTCAGAATCAATGCCACCACTCATAGCTATATAATAGTTATATTTAGGATACTTTTCTACAAATTTTTCTACAAGAGTAAATAAATCATGTCTTATTGTAGGTCCATATCTTTTATATCTAGGACAAGTTACTTTTGCTTGAGAGTATGGAGTTGGTCGCCACCAGTTTCTATCATCATATTCCCAATATACTCTATTAAGTTCCAACATTTATATTTAAGTCTTGAAAGTCTTTTATAATTTCTTCTGTATTTGAAATTTTTGTGTATTCTAAATATGCTCTAAGTTCTTCAATAAGACTCATATTTTTTAAGTCTAGTTTTGAGTTTTCAGTTGGCTTTAGAGCAATCTTTTTATCAAGTAGTTCTGAGTTTTGTACTTTAGCAAGTTGATCTACTGAACCAGTTACTTCATATATTACATGATTAAAATTATCAGGAACCATTTCTTCTCCTACTTGTAGAGTCTTTCTTACTAGCTTTGGAAGTTTTAGTGGTAGAAAAGATACTTCATAATCATCAATAGATCTAAAATCAATAGAGTTAACTCCATAGTCTCTAGAGTCATCTCTATCAAAACTTACATTCATCGGAGAACCACTATACCAAGCAGGATAATCCAAGTAACGATGAGCAAAATGTATGTCACCAAGAAGTATGAGTTTCCAGGGACGAAGCTTTTCAAAATCATATTCAGCCGTGATATGGGGCGGTACTTCTCCACGAATATGAGTAACAAGAATTTCATCTCCCTCAAAATCCAGAAGATTTTCTTTTTGCATTTCTCCATAGGGATAGAAATATACGCTTTGACCCCGTATAGTTTCACGTTGATTTTTTGTAATAAGAACCACGTTTGGATTCGTAATAGCATGTTGTTCATGGAAATGTTCAAGGAATGTTTCGCCTTTCTTCGTAGCTTCATGGTTTCCTGGGATAATATAGGTTGGAATTTTTACTGCATTTGCGAATCTAAGAAATAAACAAATTTCATCTGGTTCAGGTTTTCTATCAAAAATATCACCAGATAAGAAGTGAACATCATGTGTTTCTTCTAATTTATGAATCTCTTCAAAGAAAAGTCTGAAACGATTCGCACTCCAACTAGCGGGAACTTTTTTCTTATGTAGGTTAATATGCCAGTCGGCACTGTGTAAAATTTTCAATCTAGCTTCTCCAAAAATTTAAGGATAGTGTATTTTACTACACTATCCCATAATTGTCCAGAACTATTTAAATTTAAATTCTAGTAACCGTTAGGTACAATTACATAATGAATTAATAGTACAATGCCTACTGAAGCACCAAGACCAATCATCATTTTCATAAAATCACGAGTGACTAAAGGAAAGATTTGTTTCATCTTAGTATTATATACAGAAGCAATTGCTAGTTCTCGTCCTGTCAGTAGACCAACGAATACCCATGTGGTTGACATTGGAATATTATTGAGTTCTTTGAAGAAGTAGAGAATAACAAAATACGCTAAATCAATTAACGTAGCTGATCTAATATATCGTGTTGTAGATTTTTCTAACACAATATTTTGAATCTTACCTCCACGTTCCATAAACATCCATCCTAGTCCTGCGACAAAGATGATTGAAATGATAATCATTAAATCCCACGGAACTTGTCTGGGAAGAAACACTGCAATGTTTGCCATATCATGTGATAACCAAGTCCACCAAAGTAGACCAGTAGTTACCCACTGTGCTACACGCCAGTATGGGCGACTCCAGTGATCACCGATAGGCTTCTTTTCATTAATTAATCGAGCAATGATATGCCAAAGTGCGTAGGCAGTGACAGCTGCTACAGCATATCCCATGATAGATTTCATCAACATCTTTTCTAACACAAAGGTTGATGCAAATGCAGAGAGAACGAGGAAGGAAGTAGAGACAGGGACACCCACACGAGTTAGAAGTAGAAGGATTGCTGGAGCAGCTGCATGATACCATTGAACCTCTTGGAAAGGTATCTTAGTTAGGCGACCATATGAAATGTCGCCTCCATTGATATACCAACCGAACCATAGCGCCCAAAGCAAAACCGCCGAAGAGGCGGTCCATAAAACTGTCCAGTGGAATCGTTCGTTATTTGATGCAATCCAAGTTCCAAGCGTTTGGACTGAATCGTTTGCTATAACACTATATGCGGCCATGAGAAATCCGATCGCCATCCAAATAGTTACTGCATCCATTTTTAGTCTCTCTTTCTATATTGAGGTTTGAGACAACACCAGGTTTTTTGATCTTCTTTAAATATATAGGCAAAGGGAGAATCAACTCCCCAGGGAAGATTAATCGTCTCTATTTTTAATCTACGAGATAGATCTTTAATCTCTATCTCAGGTTCCTCTTGTAGCATTTCTACTATAGCATCTGTGAGTTCTTCTGCAAGTTCACTACTTAATTTAGCAGAAAACATCACTCTTTTCATAGTTCTACCTGATGAACTTTAATCTTACACTGTTTTAAAAAATCTATTCCATCTGTGAGTCTATAGCTATGAGAGTAGTATACTTCACAGATACCAGCTTGATACAAAAGTTTTGCACAATCTAAACAAGGAGCGTGGGTAATAAAAGCTACAGCTCCTTCTCCACTCTCAGGTGATCGTGCTAGTTTAGCTATAGCATTAGATTCTGCATGTAGTACTTCTGGTTTTGTTTTTAGTATAGGCTCTACTAATTGCTTGCCACCTTGAAAAAATACAGTGTCTTCGCAACAGTTGTTCCAACCACTTGGCATACCGTTGTATCCGATGCTAATAATACGATCTTCTTTTACAATAACACAGCCGACCTGAAGACGGACGGCTGTGGAACACTCTGCATAGTTAAAAGCAGATTTCATATGAGCATGAATATGTTTTAGTTTCATTATAAATATATCACAGTTTTGTTACAGTTTTATGACAGCGTTGCACCAGAAAGAGCAACGATAAAATTTTAATTTTATATACTTGCCGAAAGGCAAAAAGTATGCTATTCTATGTGCATAATTAGTGAATAAATACCACCGCAGGTGAACAGCTGTTGGACAGCGCTGACCTAAGATGTTCATTCACGTTGTCTCGGAGAGACACAGCCGGGCGCACGGAGTGCGCTACTTTCCTAAGACGTCACACTTGCGTCTTGATTTTGACTAACTTCTGAGCCTCTAGTGCTGTATCTAAATTATTAGACAGTAACACTCCTACTCTTCTATTAGGTTTTGTACTTGGTTTTCCAAAGATTCTAATATCACATCCCAGTTCCAATGCTTCTTCAATACCTTCTAGATCATAAACTAACCCTGATTTAGTATCAGATGGAATATTAATAGTAGCACTTGCCCATTTATTTTTATTAGGTCTAACTTTAATTTCTGGTATAGGAAGTCCAGTAAATGCCCTAACATGTAGATCAAATTCTGATAATTCTTGAGATATCATAGTGATCATACCTGTATCGTGTGGACGAGGACTTAATTCACTAAATATAACTTCTGGTCTATCTGAAGAAGTTATTACAAAAAACTCTACTCCAAATATGCCAGAACCTCCTAAATCGTCTGTTATAGTTTTTGCAATTTGTCTAGCATCTGATTCAATAATATGTCCTGTAAAAGTTTCTTCTGTAGCAGGTTGCCAGCTATGTTTATAATCACCACTTTCTTGGTGGTGCCCAATAGGAGGACAAAATAAAGTAGGACCATTTTGTTGTTTAATTGTGAGAAGAGTGATTTCATAATCAAATTTAATAAACTCTTCTATGATTACTTTTTCTCTGTCTCCTCTCATATTATCCACAGCATATTGCCAAGAAGAAGCTAGGTCTTCTACAGAGTTTGCTATCGACTGTCCCTTACCACTCGAACTCATTACTGGTTTTATTACACAAGGGTATCCAATTTCATCTGCAATAGAATATAAAGAAGCTAAAGACTCTGCATAAGAAAATCGGGCAGTACGAATGCCTAGCTCCGCTGCCCGATCTCTAATTTTATCACGATTCATTGTAAGGTTTACAGCTTTAGCAGAGGGTACTACTGTGTATCCTTCTGCTTCTTTCTTTAGTAAAACTTCTGTAGCAATAGCCTCTATTTCAGGAACAATATAATCAGGTTTATATTTATCTATAACACGTTCAAGTTGTTTTGCATCAAGCATATCAAAAGTAACATCATGATCTGCTACTGACATAGCAGGTGCTCCGAAGTAGTTATCGCAAGCTACTACATGCATTCCTAGTCTTTTAGCACTAATAACAACTTCTTTACCTAATTCACCACTTCCTAATAGTAGAATACGTTTCACTGATTACCTCTTCATATTAATAATTTTACCTAAATCACCTTCAAAAGTATATGATCCTACGTGATTTAGTTTAGTATTAGGGTCCATCCAAATTTCTCCTCCCATCTTTTGCCAAAGACGACAGAAAGTATAATCTTCTGATAGATAACGATTGTCACCATTTTCATCTTCATCAATCATTGTATCAAAAAATGCATAGCAATATTTTTGTAGTTTAGGGTCAATATTACTATCATTCTTATAATGAAGGTGTGGATATTCAACCATCATTTTTTCGAAAACTTCACGTTTAATACAGAAGAATCCTGTAGATGCGTCCCAAACTTCTACTGCCCCGTTTTCTACTCTGATTTGTTGTTTTACAGGATCAATATACTTGAAATTCATAGCATATTGAATTGGTAGAGCTTTTTTAGGATATGCTGCTGCGATAATAGGCTTATCCATAGCTAACATTCTAATAATTGCGTCTTGTTCAAATTCTATATCAGCATCAATAAAAAATAGGTGACTAGCACCAGAATCTAAAAACATTGCAGTAAGAATGTTTCTAGCTCGTGTAACAAGGCTTTCGTTTCTAAGGGTTGTTAGTCGGAAGGTAATATTATGCCTTACTAATTCTTGAGATGCTTTAAAAATACTTAAAAAGTACTGGTCTGTAATCATACCACCATAGCAAGGTGTAGCAAAAAATACAGAACAGGTTTCTCTTAGTTTTTGTAGGTCAACTTGTGTCTGACCTTCTGGGCCTACTAATAAGGCCCCAGTAGGAGCAGAATTTTCCTCTGCTTCTACTGTAGTAAAATCACTTAGTGACTTTTTTGCCATTTAGTCGAGATCCTCTACTGCTTCTGGCTTAAATTCATCAGAAGCTTCTTCAGCAAAATAAGCCGTATTTTGAAGAAGCCACTGTTTTTGCTCTTCATAAGATTGACGCTTGTAAATCTTATCAAGTTCAAAAAGCTCTAGGCCCTTATCTGAATCTGTAAGAGCAGAATTATTACGAGCAGGAATTACAGAATATTTAACATTCTGTGGTAGAGGTCCTGTCTTTTCCTTCTTAATAGTAATATCATATCCTGTACTATCATCTGCTGGATTACCGTAATCAGGATTTGTAGCATAGTCTACAATCTGCTTGTAAATCGTAGAGCGAAGATCAAAAATCTTAATCTTATTGTCTGCACGATCAATTACATTACAAACATACGCAAATTGGGGTTTATCAGCATAAATCTCTTCGTCAATTTCTGTCATTGGGTCTTTATTTGACTCATTAAAAGTTTCCTTCTGACGATCAAAACGTAAGCACTCAACAGGCATCTTTTTGCCTTCTGTGGTTACTACCCAATATACATAACGAGGCATAACTTCTCCAATTAGTCGAATCTTTGTTTCTCCGACTGGGAGAGTTAGTCTCTCAATTTCTCGGCGTTGTCCGCCACCGCCACCTCCGGCGTTTCCTTTAGCTTTGTCCCATGATACCATAATAGTGTTTCCTTTCTTGTTGAACTATGTTCTTTGTGTGTAGGTATTTTCTAAGATAAAATTTATCTTATCTTTGTCAATACTTATAAATGGGTTACTTTTTATACCATCTATTTCTTTTAACTTAAAAAAGTCTCTGTTAATAAATGGGTTTTTATCATCATTTCTTCTGTGCGAAAGCAACCATAAGTATTGTATTTTATGTGTTACTGGTGTAACAGTTTTGAGAAATGATGGATTTCTAAAATAGCTTTGAGGTTCTTCAACTCTATAATTATTAAAGATTTCAAAACTTCTATTTGTTATTAAACTAGAATTTAACCAGTTTGGTATTCTATGAACATATAGTTTTTTTACTAATTCTAACGAGCTATTTGCAATTTTCTTATTATATCCAAAAGTAGAAGCATATGTCAATACGATTATTGAATCGTAATCCTTTTTGGATTTTTTAAGCAACTCATACCAGTTAAAGTAAAAACTCATAGAGAGTACCCTCTTTGTATATACCAGTTTCTTCTATTAGTTTGTTGTTTTTGTACTATCGGTCCTGTTAACCAAAAATCACAAATAAGAGGACGTTTCTTTTCGGGATGTTCTCTAATAATTCTACCAATTCTTTGTTCCAGTTTTATGGGATTATTAGAAGGAAATACTAAAAATAAAGTATCAAGTCTATGACAGCTAATGCCTTCATCAAATAACTTAGTTGTTAAAACTACTTTATACTTTGTACCTACGTTATCTAATATTTCTTTACGTTGTTCTTCCCCAGTTTCTCCAATTAAAAGAACTGATTCAGGTATAATTTTATTTAACTCACGAAGCCAATCTAGACGTTCTCCTAAAATGAGTATACAGCGACCTCCACTCACTTTTGATATGGCTTTTTCAGCTACCAGCCGGCGCAATTGTGAATTTTTTGCTAGAGAGTTAGTTTGCCTACTCCAATCTCGTTTTGGGTCAACCACATTAAATCTAATAGCTGTTTGGTATATTTCAACTTTTGGAGTTGCAAGAACTCGTGGGTCATACGCATATGACTTAAATGTGGTAAAATAGTCGTCTAAAACTATATGTTTTCCATCTTTTCTACGAGGAGTAGCTGTAATAGCTATTTTTGCTCTACAATTTATAGCATTTACTGCTTGAGAGAACATATCTGCAGGACATAAATGAGCTTCGTCAACCATTAGAAGACCAAACTTATCATGTAGTTGAGGAATATTGTTCAATACACTTTTATAAATGCCTACTGTAATGTCTTGAATATCTAAAAGACCGTCTCCAACTCGACCAATTTTTATTCCTGGTATTTGTTTTTCTAACTCTTCAATCCATTGTCTAAAAAGTAGCTTTGTGTGAACTAAAATTAAAGTGGGTTTGTTAGCACGGGCTAAAAGATTGCATCCTACATAGGTTTTACCCCAGCCGCAAGGTGCTTGGAATAGTCCACTACGCACCCTGTCCTTGATTTGGAAGAAAGCATCTACCATATCTTGTTGTTCTTCTCTTAATTGCCCTTTAAATTCAAATTTTTTCTCAGAATCTTCAAAATTTCTTAAGTCTTCAACAGTTTCTATATCTAATTTAGCATAAGAATTGCTAGGAACAGTATATATTCCAGTATCTTCGTCATATTCATAGGTATAGTGAAAATCATCAACAATTTGATATGTATATGCTTGTTCAAAAGCAGAAATATCTTGAATATCTTCTTCTTTTATGTATATTTTATCTGTAATTGTTGCTGATTTTATGTTAATTTTGTTCATAGTCTCTCATAAAGTATTGCCATTCTGACATAAAGCCCATTTGACATTTGCTCAAAGTATTTTGCTCTTGGATCGCTATCAAACCACTGAGGAATTTCTTCATTTCTAGGAAATGGGTGCATAACTATACATTTTTCTGGTAATTTATCAATATGTTCTTTTGTTAATTCATAACTACCAGAGCTTCCTCGCTCTTTTTGTACTCTTGTTAAGTAATATATGTCTGATTCTGGTATATTATCAACAGAATAATCATCACAATAGTAAACTTCAGCGCATTTTTCTAAAACCTTACCTAAAGAATGCACTGTTCTGCTATTTTTATTATCTCCAACGAACGCGATTTTTAAATCTTCTATTTTTCCAAAGTTTTTATATATAGTATATAGGTCTAATAGTGTTTGTGTCGGGTGTTCTCCTGCTCCGTCACCAGCATTTATAATTGGAACTGGAGAAATATTAGCTGCACGCTTTGCTGCTCCAATTTCCGGGTGCCTAAGTACTATAATTTGACTATAACAGGCTAAAGTCCTTATAGTGTCTTCTAAAGTTTCTCCTTTTGCTACGCTTGAGTAGTTAACGTTGTTAATAGAGATAACATCAGCCCCGACTTTTTTAGCAGCCGCGTAAAAACTAGAGCTTGTTCTAGTGGAAGGCTCATAAAATAAATTTGCGACTATTTTATTACTAGTATGAGGCATAAATCTATTTTTTCTAAACTCATCTACAGTTATAAAAAACCTGTTAAAAGTATTTATGCTCCAATTATTTAGTGTAATCAAGTGGTTTATTGTCATATTTTTTCATACCATTCTTTCAATAAAGGAACTTCTTCTATAAAAGATTTATTTCTAATCCTATCTTTCTTTTTTGTGTGTTCTTTAAATTTTTTATTATTTTCTATCCTATACTTCTCTGGAACCTCATTTAATAAAGGTACTAGTATATTATTTTTTATTTCTAATTGTAAATCTTCTGGAATATTTTTTAATTGTTTATATTCTTCAATAATTAATTTCTTTTCTAACTTTGGTAGTGTAATTGCGTCTAGCCAAAGATCACTTACGTAGAAAAACCTTATTTTAGTATCATGTTTAACACACCAGTTAATTAATTTTGTAATATTACTAATATTATAGATTGATACGCAGCAATGTATAAAATTTATATAATTTTTAAAATAAAGTAGATTTTCTTCTATTATCTCCCATTTACTTCCATATCTCTGATATTCTTGAATGTTACCAAACCCATCAACCGACGGGGATACCCATACTTGTTTATATTTTTTCCATAAATCTACAAAATTATAACCTTTATAACTAGAAGTTGTAACATTAGAATTATATATTAACATCAAATCAGGGTTAACTTTATGAGCATGTAGTAGAAAATGCAAATGATCCTCTGATAAAAAAGGCTCACCTCCACTTATACATGCTATTTCTAATTTAGGAAGTATATTATTGTAAAAATCTTCTTTTAAAACATTATTATCAAACGCATTAACTATGTTTGTTTTACCAGTTTCTTCTTGTCCAATTGCTGAGGAATGGTATTTACTACACATTAGACATTTCAAATTACATTTATTAGAAAACTTTATATGTGCATAGTTTATAGAGTCTTTTATCTCATTAAGTTCTCTATTTGACCAAGTTCCTCTGTTTTCGTGTATCCAGCATCTAAAACACGAGGTACTTTTAACTCCTGTAGTAAGGTCTTTTTTTAAATCTTTTAGAAAATCGCTGTTTAAATAGTTATTTATAGATTGATAAGGCTTACCATACATGGTACAACAAGGGCTAATACCTCCATATATATCAATATTAATTTCATTAAAAGGACGAGAGCAAAAAGTGTCTTTGTTTATATCCATATCTTATCTTTAGTGCCTTTTTCATCAGAAAAACCTAAAAAATACCAATTTCTGTTAATATATGTTAGTTTTCCATAATAGTATTTGTAATCTTCAGCAATTTTTTCTATATTCTCTAAATCTAAGGTAAAAGGGTAGCTTATTTTATCAAACCAAAAGTGTTTATTTCTATTTTTGACTATTTTTCGCTCAGAATATTTAAATTGTTCTTTTACATCAAAATATCTAATGTTTCCTAGCTCATCAATTCCTACTTTACAATCAGATTTTAATAATTCTTCCATATTTCTAATAGTATAGTCAAATTTTAGTCTTTGATACTTTTTTCTAGAGTCTAACTCTATTAATCTACTTAAATAAGATGGATTATTAATAGATTTATCATCTACGATATATTTTTGTCCATTTATTGTAGTAAATATTTCATTAATAGTAAAATTAAAGTCTACAACAGTTTTTAACCCGAAAATAGGAAAATTTAACTTACTGAACTTGTTCATTTTGTCTATGGATAAAAGTGATACCACTTAAATGATCAAGCTCATGTTGGTAACATCTCGCTTCTATACCTTCCATTTTTTCAGTTATTCTTTTTCCTCTAATATCAGTATATTCTGCAATAATTTTAGAAGGACGCCACAGGTTAACGAACATATTAGGAAAGCTAACACATCCTTCTTTCATTTCTACCACATCGTCTGACTGCCAAGAAATAGCAGGGTTTAAACAAGTTATGATTCTTCCTTCTTTATACATAATAAAAATAGCCTCGGACCTACCTACTTGAGTAGCCGCTAATCCTATGCCTTTTTCTTTTTTCATAACTTTAATCATTTTATCTCTAAGCATTTTTATACTTAAAGATTCTGGTTTAGCAACATGGTTACAAGTTGCATATAACCTATCATCTGTAGTATCAATTAGATTCATTTAATATGTCCTATATGCTAACAGTCTTTTGTAAGGCAATAAAGTAATACTAACTTTTTTATCTTGATTGCCTCCTAGTACTTTGATAAACTTTTTACCATTAATAATTTCAGTACCTAAATAGAAAGCAACGTGTCCTGTTATTCTACTTCTACCTCTTTTAAAGATAGCTATATCTCCCACTTTTGGTTTTCTAGTTTTTTTACCATATCTTAAATAGCTTCTAGCCATTAAGCTATTAGTGCTTTTATATCCTGCTTTTTTTAAAACAGAGTTCATAAAAGCAGCACACCACTCTACTCTTACAGGGTCTATCTTTAAAAAATTTTTTAAAGATACTCTATTTTTTCTTTCGTGATACCCTAACCAAGATCTAGCTTCGTTCAAAGCTTCATTTGCTTTAATTTGTTTGGGAATTAAAAATAATATTAAGGCTAGTAATATATTTCTCAATAGTCATTCTCTCTTCCCCCCTCAATAATCGTTGAGTTCTCCCCAACTAGGCCCTACTTCGAAGTCCATTCCAATAGGACAGTCTTCAATAGAGCAACCTCTATCAATCTGAATAAACTCTTTTGTCTTAGAAATATATAAGTCAATTAAATCTTCTCTAACTTCTGCAACAATAGAGTCATGTACGACTGTAAAGGGTAGAATATCATTTTGATACTCATTATCATCAATCCACTTAATTAAGTCGATTAAACCAAAAATATTAATATCAGAAGCCACACTCTGAACTAAGAAGTTAACACCAGAACGAATTGCATGTTGTGCTACACCACGATTTGGAGAGCGCGATTCTGGTAATCTACGTTTACGCCCGAAGAAACTATAGATAAAAGCATTATTCTCAATTTGAGAGTTACTATCATCAATATAAGATTTTAGGGCATAGGCTTCTCTAAAATATTTTGCGATAAAAGATTTAGCCTCTGTAGGTGTTACATCGGCAGTTTCTGCAATTTTTGCCGGACCAGCTTGATACATAATACCGAAGGTAATAGCTTTTGCGTGTTGTCTCTTATCTGGGAACGCACTTTTAACTTCGTTCACTTCGCAAGGTAGATTAAAAATCTGCTTTGCAACATAAGAGTGAAAGTCTAGTTTTTCTTTAAACGCTCGTTGTAAGAACTGATCGTTACTTAGTGCGGCTGCAATATAAACTTCTGCGGTTCCAAGGTCTCCTTGAACAATTTTATATCCAGGGCGTGCTTTAAACAGTTTTTTTACATCTTTATTATCTCTTGGAATATTTTGATAATTTAGAACACCAGAACTAGACAGTCGTCCAGAAGTAGTTCCATGAATATTGAATCCGCTACGGAGTCGTAAATCTTGGTCAACACCATTTCTAATACTAGAAATATAGGTATTTAGAAGCTTATTCTTTTCACGAAGATCAAGAATAGCCTGAGATAGTGGATGTTTTAACTCGGCAAGAACTTCTTTATCAACAGACCAAGCACCTGTTGCAGTTTTTTTGGTAGGTTTAAGTTTAATAATCTTAAAGAAAAGTTCTTGTAATTGTTGAGTACTATTTGGATTAAATGTTTTATTATGAAGACGTTCAAAAGTTTTAACATCTTCGTGCAATTCAATCTCAGCTAAACATTCTTCTATATCAATTTTATACTCTTCTTCTATAGAAGATAGCTTATCCATATCAATAGGACCGCCATTATGCTCTAGTCTCATAAGAGCAAGTGTAGCAGGTTTTAGAATCTTATTGTAAAGATAAGAAAACTCTTTATTTTTACTAATTAGTGGATTGAACTTGTTCCACAGTTGATATGTAGCATCGGCATCTTTCTCAGCATATGGAGCGAGAATGTCTGTTGGAATCATACCATAATTAAAGTCTTCTAGTTTGATCTTGTTTTTACGCGCAAAAGTTTTCTTGTACTCATCAAGCTCACGTTCATAGTCTCCAAGATCAGTAAATCTTAGAGCTAGGGGTTTAAGACCGTGTGTACCTACAGATTCTTCTAGACAATAATGCATAAGCATTGTGTCTTCAAAGTCTGGAAACTCAAATCCAAACTCATATTGAAGAAAGTTCATATCAAATTTTGCATTATGAAGGACACATTTACGAGTCTCAAACAGTTTATGAAACCAGTCTTTGTTATTTGTTATTAGATCTGAGTGTATATAATAGCCTTCGTGTGCTTGTGTTGATAAAGCAATACCAATCACATTACCAGTTCTGGGGGATAGGCTTGAAGTTTCAATATCTACAATTAGAGGGTCGGCAGACATAAACTTATCCATTACAGTATCTAATTCTTTTTGTGAGTCTATATACACATAGTTTTTTTCTTGAATATTAGAGTCAATTTCTCCAGATAGAACTTTCTTAAGTTGAATAGTAGCTTTTAGGATTTCATCCTCATATTGAGGTTTGAAAACTGTCATGTTAGGATGAAGAAATGGTAACCATTTCTTCTCAATAAACATACCATTATATTTTGTAATACCAGTTAAACCAGCTACGTATTTTAGAGGTTCTGCACCAACAGGACACACTACTTTATACTCGTCAAGAACTGACAAGTCTAAATCAATATCTTTCTTTAGAATTTTATCTTTAGGTTTTGAGCATAGGAAATGTACATCAAACTCTTCTTCAAAATACTTACTCATAATCTGAGGGTCTTTTTCAGAAGTAGATGCAAAAACAAAAGCTACATTATTTGACATTTTTATATCTATCCTTTGGTAATATCATGTTTAATTCATCTTGTGTTAAGTCGCCTGGGTCTTTACCAGACGGTAGTTTAATAATTTTTGACTGTATAAATCGTCTTTCTAAAAGGTTTGCTATTTTGTTTGCACCAGATACTCCTGCAGCATCTCCATCAAATAGTATCTCAACAAAAGTTGTTCCAATTTTATCAAGAACTTCCAGTTTAGGAGTACTGAAGTTAGTTGCACCAAATACGCATACGGTATTGGTATAACCTTTGTCCCACATATTTAGCATATCAAATAAACCTTCTACTAAGATAAGTTGTGATTTGTTTTTTATCTTATCCAACGGAAAAAGTATATCTGATGATCTAGCTTTAGCAGGACGACGATAATATTTTGGTTTCTCAGATTTTGCAAATCTGTTTCTACCTTCTATAAATCTTATTTTACCAAATTGTGATACAGGAAAGCAAATATAATCTTCTAGCCCAAGCTTCTCAGTAAAGAAAGCTTCAAAATCTTTTAAGGTGGTAGCACTGATATTGCGTACAGTTCCGTTAACAGACCGAGCATCCTCTGGAACTGTCATATTATCTTCAAACATTACTTCATTTAATTTATCGCGTAATTTTTGAATTTTAAAAGGCTGTTTACTATCAAAAGGTATATCGGTATTTATACCAATACTTTGTAGAAAACGACGTTTTGTTCCTTTGAAACCGCAGGACCAACAATGAAATATATCTTTATCTAAGTTATACATCATACTTGGTCTGTTATCTGCATGATTACCAGAAGTGCATTGTAAAACAATTTCTATTGGATTATTAGTTTTTTCATAGTTTAATCCGTGCTGCTCTAAAACATCAATCATGTTCATAGGTCGCGACTCACTTCTGATGATTTTCCGTTCTCATCGTCTCCGTACATTGCTCCACGATGCGGAGCGGCATTAATAGACTGACTTTGAGATGGGTCAATTTTTACACAAGCCCAATCCATATAAACATCAAAACTCATATGCTTACCATTACGAATCTTTGTTGTATGAATCTGTAGCTTATTTTCTTGCGCTCTATCATCTCCTTCTTTTGCTGGAAAGAAAGCGAAACTTCTATCTGCACTATCAAGAATACCTTTAGCAAATCGGGCTTCACCAGTTGCGTCAATCTGATAAGGAGACAGCATTGTAAGATTAAATTTACGACTCATACCTTTTAAAGCTTCTGCTAATACAATTTGTGTTTTCCAGTCTTTAGAGTCGTCATGTTTAATAATATTAATATAATCTACAACAGCCATATTAAATTTATCATATTGATTAGAAAACATATTACAATAATGATCAATACGATTAAGGGTCAGTCCTTCATCATCAATAATAAAAAATCTATTGTCTCGTAAAGGAGGTTTTTCCGACTTTACTCGTTTCTCAAACTTCTTAAAATCTTTTGTAGAATATAATTCTTTGTACCAATCATCAATGACTGAATCTTTAGCATAAAAATTATCAATCTTTGCTTTTACAAGGGATAGTTTTTGATCATTAGATAGTTCATTCTTAAAAATAGATAGAAAAGGAACTCCACTAAGAATACTTAGTAGACGATCATAAACTTCTTTATATCGCATTTCGATTGTAAAAAATGCAATAGTATTACCTTGTAAAAACCTATTTATAGCTAGATTTAAACTTATAATAGATTTACCAGAGCCTCGACGCCCTCCAAGTAATACCAGTTCTTGTAGCGCAAGCCCTCCATTTGCAGAGTCATACTCAGCACTTAATCCAGACGGATGTAATATAAAATCATCAGGATTTGGAAAGAAATCTAGATCTGCAACATCGTAAAGCTCGTCCGTCATTGGAAGAGCCTTATTTAGATTTAATAAATGAGTTTGTAGTTGATCTACTATTTCTACTTTTTCTAGTTCTGATAGATCATTAATAAATTTGTCTAAGAATCCAATAGTTTCTTCTCGGATATAGTAATCCTGTAGTTGCCCGACCAAAAATTCATCTGCAACTTCATCATATTTATTATCTTCATCAAGAATTTGAGTATCAAAATACTCTTGAAGAGAGGATTCTTTCTTTAATACCTGAAACTCATCTAAAGTTGGAATTCTAATATTAGCTTTGTAAAATGTTTGAACTCTATTGAACAAAGCAGAATTAGCCCCTGTGAAGTACACAGGGGTTAATTTAGAATAAAAATCAGGGTCTTTGCCATCCAACAATCTTCGGATAGCAAGTTTTTGTAAGTCTAGTGCCATTAATTACTCTTTACAGGGAAAAGATTTTCTCGTTTTTCATTCCTAAAATGTCCGTAGTCTCCGTCTACAAATAGTGAATAGTACTCTCTACCGGTTTCTTCTATTATATTTTCTACTTGACCGATTTTATACTTTATAGCAGACTCTTTCCATTCAGTTCCGTTATCATATTGCCAGTAAATATTCCAGTGTACATCTTCACGGCCTTCAAACGTTTCTCCATACCGTTTCTTAGCTTCTTCTAGTGCGTGAAGTTCTACGTATCGACGACGTTCTGGCTGTCTATGATAATCAATCCATTCTTCATCAAATACTTCTTTTACTTTTCCAAAAGCGTTAATTTTTGGAATAAATACTCTATCTTCTTTTTTAAAGATAACGTCTAAGTCTTGAACAACGTGATCTACTTTTGCTTCGCCAGTTTTAGATCGGGCGCGAATAGGAACGTTCATTTCGATTAGAACGTTTTTAATTCTCTGAGGAGAAGCATATAAACGAGTAGCAATGGCAGATTGACTCTCGCCATTATTATAATCGTCTACAATACTTTTCTTTTCTTCTGTGGTAAACGGAGTTTTAGAGCGTTTCTTTTTTAGCTCTTTTAGTCTGTTTTCTTTGTCTTGAAACTCGTTAATAATATTGTCGAGACGTTTTGTGTTGTAAGCAATACCAAGATGTTCACAAATAGACTTTTTAGTCTTATTTGCTTTTACCATCCAGATAGCTTGTCTAATTTTTGTTTCTGAAATTTCGTTTGTTGTTGGCTTCCTAGCCATAGTCAATCTCCTATTTTTCTTTATTTTAACATAAAGAAGAATACATGTCAATTAAAATGTAAATTACCAGTGTCTTACCGCATTTGCGATAATTGCAAAACACGTTATAATATGTAATATAATCCAACAGGTACGAATAATAGCTACTCGATCTGCTTGTTTATTATCTTCATACGCTTTTTGACCTATTGCTTTACACCAGTATTTCCAAAAGTTTTGCATGTTAGGGTTTCTCCTGCCATAGACTCTTCGTCTTGTATAAATTTGTAAAAGTGTTGCACTGCAACTTCTTTGTTTTTAGCTTCTACTTCAAAATCTGCATACTCAAGCATTGGAATAGCCAAGGACATCAACTCTTCATCATGATACATATCAGAGTGTGCATTTGGCTTCATCCAGTAATCTTCATTATCTATCGGAAAAGACTGAGATTTATGAAATAGAGGACGTACATCACCCCATGTTTTTACTGCTTCTTTGAAGAAATCATCATTCACAGTAATATGGGTAACTTCATCCCTAATCTTTTTATTAACTTCTTTACCTGATGAATTGATAGCTTTTTCAGAGGTACGCATACGATGGCAAGCATAATGATGAATGTCTAGGCAAGTTCTAATAGGAACTCGTTGGGCAAGCTCTAGTGTATGTTCAATATCGTATCCGTTTGGTTTGTCTTCATTTTCAACAGTGAGACATTCTTTAGCATAGTCTGAAAGATAGTCGAAATGTGTAGCGAAACGCTTAATACCATCAATGTGTTTGCCTCCATATAGCCCTTGAAGGTGAATATTCATTGCAAAATCTTTAGCAGGGATACCCATTAGAATACCATATAAAGCATGGTATTCTAGATCTTTAACGGAGTTTTCAACTACCTGTGGATTATTAGATGCAAGAACTGTATACTGTCCTGGATGAACAGACAAACGAATTTCATGCTCTTTAGCAATGTCACCTGCTTGTTTTAGGAGTTTAGAAATCTCTGGCATGATTTCTTCATACCAAGGCTTTGTAAACTCTAGCGTATAGCAAGGAAACAGCTCAGAAGAGATTCTGAAACAGCGCAAATTCTTAGGTTGTTTTGTAAAATATGTAGAAAGAATATCTACTAGTTTTGTACAATTTTCAATAGCTTTAGATTGAACACGTTCTTTACCTCCGTCTTTAAGAGCGTAGGTTTTTGTCGTTGTTCCGAAATTGTATCGTTTAGCTAGTGATTTATCGTGAAATTGGCAGCATTGGGAAATGCGCCAATCAGTTTGTGATTGGTTAAAATACATATTATCTCCTACTTATTTTTTACTATTTTACAATAAGTTAGAGTAATAGTCAAACGTTATTTTCTTTCAATATCGTCTTCTTCGCAAAGATCGCCATATTGAATCTCAACTACTCTTAGTATTTCATCATGTTTATTTTGTAGTTGATGCCATTGTTTTTTTCTAATTGTTGTAGTACTAAGCCTTTCTACGGTGTAAAGATCATAATCTGTTGAGACATTTAAAGTTCCTACAGTAGCAGTTCCCGCTGCTACAAACCATAACTCTTCTCTGTGCTGGTGTCTTTGCATACTTAATGACTGTCCAGGATTTACTACTAATTCTTTTACTTTTACATTAGGATATTCTTTTAAAACACTCCAACTACCCCAGTCCCTGTTAGCAAACTCTTTATCCCAGTTATTTAAAATAACACTTGAAGAATTTTGTTTTCCCCCTCCTACTCCAAAAGCAAACTCAACACCTATTGTATCTTTCCATAGCTTTTGCTCAGGAGTATTAGTCTCTGTTCTATCTCCTCCGTTAGCAAAAATTATCGAGTCATCATTCCCAGTAGTACAACGAAGTTTAAAAATAGCTGCACTAGCTGACCCATCAGAATCATCCCAGGTTATAACTTCGTCAACCATTTTTAAGTTTTCTACCACACTAATACGCTCTTTTAAAGGCATAAATGGCTTACCCTTTTTACGAGTAAGCCATTCGTCTGAATTTAGTCCTACAATTAATTTATCGCCTAATTTCTTAGCTGCTTTAAAATACTCTATGTGTCCAGAATGAACAGGATCAAATCCTCCAGTTACTAATACGTATTTCATTAATTCTCCTAGTGTATTATTAAATCGTCATCAGTGTAATACAAATCATTCCAAATATTTCTTATTAAACCAGTTTTTGTATATACTACACTAAAACACTCTTTCATAAAATCATTATTACGGTAAATCTTTTCCATTAACCAACAAGCTCTATAATGTACTTGTAGATTATGATATTCTGTCGATTCTCTTTTAATATTAGGATAGTGTAATTGAATCAAATTATCAAAAAATATTGTTTTACTTTGATCATCCAAAGATAAAACTATGTCTATTTTTTCTTCTTCTATCTCGTTTAAAGTTAACTCTTTTGCTGCCATATTTTAGATACACTTATAGAGTGAAGTGCATAGCACCCCACTCTATATTTTCTAACAGTGTAACTGATTACTCAGCTGTCTTTGGCGTATAGTCTGCGCAAGATAGACCACGACGAGTTAGAACTGTCTTGACACCACGGACTGTCTTATCAAAGTTCTCAGCAATCTGCTCAACTGACTGGTCAAGCATATCTTCGATACCTTCATAAGGATCGGCCTTAGTACCCTTCTTGTTCTTCTGCTCGGCCTTAAGACCCATGCTTAGAAGCTTACCACGAACTGAGTTAGCGGTCTTGCCGACTGCCTCGGCAATGTCCTCAAGGAACGCACCATCTTCGACCATAGAAGCAATCTTCTCTTCCTCTTCAGCAGAGTAGGTCTTAGGTGTAACCTTCTTCTCAGCGGGCTTAATGTGTGAGGTCATCTCTAGTGAGAGAGCCTTACCATTAATCTGACGAGCGGTAAACTTACCGTCCGCGAATCCAGCAGCAATCTCTTCAGCTGTCTGGTTACCAGAGTTAGCTTCAAGATAAGCAGCGAGAGCATCAGTCTCATCTGCGGTAAAGACAGGTGCTGCACCTGGCTTCTTAGGAACGTCGTAACCAAGCTTACGTAGCTTTGCAGTTACAGAACGACGAGGAAACTCAAACTCGTCACAAAGTGACTCGATAATATCCTCAGTTACGCCACTGCCGCAGACATCATTCATGCGGGTGACCATTTCATCAGTGTATTCAAACTTAGACATGTTTTCTCCTTATTTGTCAGTAGTTATTTTGGTTTTTTCTGACTGAGAGTTTTTCTCTCAACGTCATAAAAGGATTATAGCAGTTAAAAGATGATAGAGCAAGATTAATGTGACAGTATTTAGTCTTTTGGTCTTTTGTGAAAATCATTAAAAAGCACCGTTTAACACTTCAGTTCTATTTTCCCAATAGTCTACCACTTTTATTCCACTACTAATAGCTTTTTTATATTTACTGCTACTAGTATCTCCTGCAGTTATCAAAGCATAGCAGTCTTTTGTGACTGTGTTAGTAACCTTAAATCCCTTGCTTTCTAATACTTCAGCAAGTTCATTACGGGTCATATCCATTTTCCCTGTTATGCAAATTTTTCGTACTTCGTCGGAATCACTCTCGAAGTCTATGCTTTGATTCTGCTCTAGACGAAGAGGAAGCCCATAGACCCACTCCTCGTTCGTGTCAAGCCAAACTAGTAGATTTTCTACGGTTTTAGGCCCGATTCCGTGTATCTGCACCGTTTCGATCTCTCGCAACCGATCAAACGAAGGTATGTGTTTTACAATTAGCTTAGAAGCTCTTTTTCCAACACCAGGGATACCCAGAGATGCAAGAACTAGCTCATAAGGCTTTGTCTTGCTACGTTCAATTTCTGCTACAACTTTTTCGCCATTTGCCCCAAGAAGGCTCCAATCTTGATTGTCAAAAAGGTCAATCGGATGAAGTAGTCCCATTTTAGACACGGACGCAGGGCCAAGTCCCTTGATTTCAAGGGTCTTGATAAAATGTTCTAGCAACTTACTTGTACTGTGTTGCGAAGCATCAGTTACAAATAACTTTGGGCCGACTTTACGAAGAGCGTGTCCAATGCTCTCTTCGGCATGTCTTTGTTTAATTTTTAGATTATGTTGTGAGTGCTGGAGTACTCTATTAAACTTCGGAATCACCCC